GTGCGCGGCATATCAGAGCAATGCACCGCCGTAAGCCGTCCAGGCTTTGTGATGCGAAAGATCTCTTTCAGAAGGAACCCGTATTGCGTGAAAAATTCATCATCCGATCGAACATTCCCCATGTCCCGCTCGCTATCCGAATAGATGAATAGGTGAGAAAACGGCGGAGAATAGAGCGACATTCCGATGCTGCAATCCGGCATCGCAGAAATGAACTCAACCGAATCCGCGTTGTAAGCCGCCCACAAATTTCCGTTATCCGAGTTGATGACGTTCATAGCCACGCCGGCATAATTGCCGCCTTCCCTGGTTGATACGAGACATTCGCTTGTTGTTTGCTGGCGACCGCAGACATAGCCCTCCGCATTGATTGCTTCATCGCGCCATGATCATCACTTTTGCGAGATATAACCGTTTGGATCGACCGCTCGGCCTCGGAGCCCGCGATATGAACATGGACAGGCTTTGTTTGCCCAAAGCGCCAGCATCGACGCACGGCCTGGTAATATTGCTCATAGCTGAACGAAAGCCCGACGAATGCCATGTGAGAGCAGCATTGTGCATTGATGCCGAACCCAGCGATCGACGCCTTGGTGACAAGATGCTGCGTTTTGCCGTCCAAAAACGCAATCATCCGAGCTTCTTTTTCGTCGGGATTTTGCGATCCTCTAATTGCGGAGGCGCCTGGTATGCGATCGACGAGGGAATCTTCCTCTTCGTTCGTTTCGCACCAAATCAACCATCGCGTCATCGGCTCACCGAGCACGGCCGCCGCTATCGCATCGGCGCGGGCATCCAGAGATAGACGCTTCTCCCGATGGATCGAGGTCGCGGAACATTCCGGCATTCTGAAAAGCCTATGCTGCCCATCATCCTCTGCCCCGCAATTTAGCGACAGGTCCGCTTTCACTTCATGATGGTGAATGATCAAATCCGGCAGATCGAAGCCTTTATCTGAAAATCCGATGTCAGAGGGCTTTTCGACGCACCGCGCCCATCCAGCGACCCAATTCCAAAAGTCATCTTGCGCATGCCCTTTAATGCGCCACGTTCCTGTATCCGCGCTATCGTGGATAAACCAGATCGGCAGCATTTCATCGCGGCGCATCACCGAGAGAAACTCCGCATGGGTTCCGATCTCCGTAAAATCATTTGGCGCCGGCGTAGCCGTGCAGCAAAGTCTATACGGAGTCTTCGCAAACGATTCAATGAGCTTCCGCGTTGTCGCGCCTGTAAAGTTTTTGATGATCGAGCTTTCGTCGAGGATCACAGAACCGAATTTTGCCGGATCAATCCGATCCATCCGATCATAGTTGATGATGTAGATTTTCTTTCCAGTTGCTTCGGAGCCATCGCGGATAACTTGTGCATCAACTCCGATCGACGCCGCCTCGCGTGCATGCTGATGCCCGACCGCCAACGGCGCCAGCAATAAACATGGCTTATTCGTCGCCTCGATGATGCGTTGCGCCCACACATGCGACATGCGAGATTTGCCAAGACCTGTATCGTAGAACAGCGCCGAGCATCCAGCCCTAAGCGCGAACTCGATGCCGTGGATTTGATCACCCCGCAACGGCTCGTCGAAATGGCGCCACGTCTTAATTCCGCGAGCTTCAAATCCGCGCTTTTTATTTGCGATGAATTGCTGATACGCTTCTAATCCCATGGAACATCCGCCTGATTGCATAAGTTTTGATGTAACTTACGAAAAACATCACTGCGTTGATTGAAAGCGCATGGCCGAGAGGGACGCCAAAGCTCCATAAAACGATCTGCGCGAGGCATGTTCCGACAACCATTTGTGCCCATGTCTCGTAATGCGCCCATCTGGATTCGCTCATTTGTCTCTCGCATTGAACGAGAGCCGTAAATTCTTCTGGATCTTACTCAGCTCGCGCGCATGTTCGAGCAGCTTTTCAGCGGCGACATAGAACCCGGCCGCGTCATCAAGCATGGAATAGCGAGTGCAGACCTCGATGAGATGTACCATCGCGTTCAAGTGCTCGTCGGCTTCGTCCAAATATATTCGGGGCATGGCGGCGACGGGATCAATCTTCGAGGGATTGGACATCAAGCGGCCTTCTCTCTTGAAGCGCTTTACGCTGCCTTAACGCTTCCCTGCCGCGCGCCCGCCGCGCTTCGTCGTTTGCCAGGAATCGCGCTTCATACGCGCGTCGAGGATGCGCCTGGTAGCTCTCTTCGTACTTCTCTGGGTCCATGCCGTGGAGCGGCTTGCGTGTCGGCATTGTTACTCCTAAAAAAACGACGCGGGGTAGCTCTTGCGGAGGAACCCCGCGCCATGGGCGTTCAGTACCGGCTTTTGGGCGGCGCCCGCCGTCCGCGTTTCATGACCGATCCGGCTTCTAGCAAGTCCTTTTATCCCTGCCGTTGGACTTGCATCCCCTTTCATACACAGGGAAGGAGAGAACTTTTAAAGCGGCGAGGCTGTCATGGGTTGCCCCGGCGTTACCTCGCCGCTCTGGCGCCGGAAACTTAGCTTATCAGCGAGAACCCGCTGGGCCAGCCTCGGCGCCAATTCTAACCGCCAAAGATAGCGGCGCAAGCGCTCATGTACGAGAACCAAACAGCCATTTGCCCGAACAAAACAAACGATTCAAACTGTCCGCTAACGTATGGTTTTACGCTATCCATATCGGCCTCCTATTTAGCCTTCCGCATCGGAAGATCGTAGAACTCGTCAGGACGGACAGCACCGCCGGTCAATTTGATGATTTTATTCATCATCGTCCGGTTAGGTACGTTGTTCCCAGCCAGCCAGTTCGCGCAAGTATGAGGCGCCGCATCAACCGCTTTCGCGAGATCGTGAACAGAGAGTCCGTTGATGGTCAACCAGTTTTGCAGTTTCACTCATGCCCCCAAGATTTCGCTATGCGGCAAAATTCATCATAGCCAGGATGGCTCGGTCTTCCGCTGATTTCCGAAATCGGCGTGCCAATTTCCTTTTTGATTGGGGCTGCCGATGGATACATATCGTCTTCCATCGGCTCGCGCGGATATTCATGCTCACTGACCCCTAAATCGCACGCGTCGCAATACCAACCGCCGACGATACCACACGAATAGTCATCCGGCTCATAGCTATCTGTGATGTCCGCGCCGCATTTTGGGCAGTCCATATCAGCCTCCAAACTCATACCTCAATCATCCACCGATTTCGCATCATGTCAAGAAAAATTATTTCCTAAATGCTCTTGACCTCACAAAATTTTTGTGAGACGTTGATTTCAACAAGGGAGAAAGGCGATGCTGCAAACAACTTGGGACGAAGCTCATAAGAGCGTCTATGCCGCGCTTGAAGCGCAAGCCCGTAAGACCGCCGCGAAAATGATAAAGGCGGGCGCAAAGCGATATTTAGAGCACCCGAAGCTTCTCGATGGCGTGTTACCATGTTTGAGCGTTCTATCGCCCGACAGTGCAATCCCCGTTCTTGACGAAGCCTGGCATAAGGGATGGATTCGCGCATGGCAGTATCGCAGCGCAGTGCTTGTCGAGCGCTACTGGCGGAGGTTTCAATGACTGCGCACACCGATCACGATCGAAAGCTTGCCTTGCGGCTTATGGTCCTTGATGAGACGCCGCTGACCGAAGATGAGGCCCGCCAGTGCTATCATGCAATGACGGAGTTGGAGCGCCGCCGAGTTGCCAAGCGCTTTGATTGGTTCAGCGCTGCATTCGAGCGCCCGGTCGCTGCTTGGATTCAGGCCGTTGAGTATGAAGTTTGCGCAATCGCGGCGAACCTGCCGCCGGATACAGGGGAATGAGCTTGACTAAGGAAGAAGAATATAAATTGTGGTACGCTGCGCTGCGCGGCGAGAAGATCGACTATCCTGCCGACCAACCGCCAAGCGGCCGGTGGCGCACCAAGGGCGGCGATCTGGTCGCAACGTGGCGCGATGAAAACGGCAAAATCCTTGCTTGGACCTCGCGCGCGATTCACGGCCATGGACAAAAACTGGAAGGCGGCCACTCGATCGGCGAGACGTTTTCCGAAGCGTTTAGTTACCCCGTACCCTATAAGCTATGGGACGAAGTGAAGGGCGGCAAGCCTTGGCCTCCGGAGTATAAAACACGATTGACGGTCAAGGAGGCGACTGCCGGAACAATGTGGACGGTCGAGATGGGGCGCGCTCGCGCCGGGCAGGATGTCGAGCCAGAGCGAGAATTCCCAAGCATCAAGCAGCAAATGATTGCGAAAGAAACCGCCGTCACGATGCCCGACAATCCGCGCGCCGTCACTGGCGATAACAGCCCTCCCGCCGACCTGACGCCGGATCAAGCGCTTGCCGCTCGTGTCCGTAAAGTCGCCTCGAATTTCCAGGATTTCCTCGCCAAAATCGGCGGGAAGATCAAGACCAAGGCCGAGGCGGACGTAGCGGCCAATTACGCGACGAAATTTGGTGAG